AAATACCATTTTCTGTTGTTTGATCTGCGTTATCAATAGTTACCCATTGATCAGTTCCATCAACACTTTCCCAACGTTTAACCATTGGATAATTTTCTAAATCTGATGTATCAATCCATAAGTCACCGTATACTAGTGCTGTTTTATCACTTTGTTGTGTTGGTGCACTTGCTGATACCATTGGACCGTTTGGTGAAGTATTTGATAGATCAAAACCTCTAACATCGTTAGTTACATTTTGATAACCTTTCCATGTACTACCATCATGTACTAAGATGTCTACTTCGTCAGCTACTGAATGATACCAGTATGTACCATCTGCTGGATCCTGTGTTGGTTCAGTTGCTTTTGCTTCATATGTCAACGCATTCCAGTTTGATAATAAAACTGTTGTGCCGTCTGATTTTAGTCTTGCGTTCTGATCTAAATCATCAAATGACGTAATACCATATGCGTCTTGTAATGGTGTACCAACTGTTTCTTTAATTTCAATAACTCCGCCTTGTGTATGTTTGATTGTTAATAAACCATCTGTTACACTTGCGATTGTATTAGCAACGCCTGCCGCATTAAATGCTGAAGCAAAGTCTTGCACTGTTGTGCCTGATATCACAGCAGTCACTGCTGTACTCATTGTTGCTGAATTTTTAACGCTTGCTGAAATTGTAAACGCATCGCTATTTGTTAATGTTGGGTTTGCATTTACCGAAGTAATTACTGTGTCACCTGTAGCTGAACGTACATGTAATTTTACTGTTGCTGTGTAGTTTTCCGACCAATCTAAATAACCGTAAACTACATTTGCTGAAACATTTCTTCCACCGCCAGCTGGATCAAGTTCTTTATTTGCTGTGGCATCATCAGCGTATAAAGGAACTGTAACTACTGCCCATGTGTCTGTTGTTTCATTATATTGTTTAACAACAATATTAGCACCCTGGTTTACTGAAGTTGTTTTCTGCCATAAAGAGCCTGTTGGTCTTGGAGCAGTATCAGTTGTTTTCCAACGTGGTAAACTTGTATGTTTAGCTTGTGTAAGTTCAGGAGCATAGTACGCACCTGCTGTAATACCTAAATCTGTTAATAGTGTACCTGAATCGTTAACAATGTTCCAAGCACCGTCTGCTGATGAACCTTCTGGAGTAACATCACTGTCTGCATAAATTTCTAACTTACCATCTACAGCTGAAGCACTTATACCTACAATACCTGCTGATGTAATATCACTAGCAAGTGTTGTCACTGTTGTACCTGAAGCAGTAACAGTTATACCGTTAATTACAATAGAGTGTCCTGCTGTTAATGTTGGGTTTGTTGTTGAACTCTGTACAGAGTAGTGTGAGTTTTGCCAATCATCTGAACCAACTAGTACCCATGTGTTGTCTGCTTTTTTATAGTAAATTGGGTTCGCTGTGTTTGTTGTTACAACTGCATAGTCACCTACTGCACCAACTGCTGATTTAGGAACACCGCCTGTTAAGTCAGTTGCTTCAGTAATTGCGTGTGGTACTTTATTTGTAAATTTACCTGTTGCTTTATTCCACTCAAATAAGCCCCATAGTGTTTCTGCTGTGTCTAACCAGTATGAGTCATTATCTGCGTCACCAACTGGTCTAGTTAGTCTTGCTGATAGTGCCGCTAAATCAACATCAACACGCTGTATGTATGCTCTGTTAGAAACACCTAATACTGAGTGAGCTGTTAATAAGCCATATTCGTTTAGTTCATAACCATTTAATGGAGTACCATTCGTTGTTGAATAAAAGAATGGGTTACCGTATAAGGTAGCTAATTCTCTTTGGCTGGTAACTAGTTGTACTTTGTTTGCGTTTGCGGCTGTTGTTGCCGTAGCTACGCCTGTCCCTGTGCCACTTACTTTGTTTTGTGTTGTCGCTATAAGTATGTAAGGAACTGAATTCGTTGCGGCTGGTAAGTATTGACTTTCGTCAACTACACTTACTTCTACGCCTGGGGATACTAATGCCATAATATTTTTCCTCTTAATATATTCAGTCTTTTAACTGTTACGAATATTTATGCGATTGTACCTAAAAGTGCCTGTTTTAAGAGCCTTTGCAAAGGTTCGTGCATAAATACCTGCATGCAACGCCCTATATGCCAGGCCTGTAACCATCACCCAGCGGCCATTAATTATAAAAAGAACGGTACAACACATTACCGCAGTCGTTGTGCGATCTGCATAAACAAAAATAAGAAGATTAAGACACCAGTACCTAGATGGTTGCTTAAAGGATATAAGAAAAAGTTACATTGCGATATTTGTAATTTTAAATCAAAGCACGCTAGTCAGATAAAAGTCTATCACATAGACGGTAATCTAAATAACAATAACTTAATTAACTTAAGATCAGTTTGTTTAAATTGTAGTACGCTTATACAGAGGCAGGATTCAACCTGGAAGCCTGGAGATCTTTCGCCTGACGTCTAGAAGATAATACTGTTTCTACCTGGGCGTAGACGTCATCTAATGTACCATTGTTATCTAAAGTATAATCAAAATTTGTGCCAATCCAATCATATTCTGATCTATGAACTTTCAGTAGTTCTAGTTGTGATGTATTTCCACTTAGAGCATCGTTATACCAGTTTGGTTTGTCACCTCTAGTAACTTCAATACATATTGCACCTAAGTTTTTAAGCATCTTAACTTCGTTTTTAAAACGTACATCTGAAATAACAATGTCATCAGTTGTTTTACGAAGTTTGTTTTCTAGGCTTGCCAGCCACATATCATCATGAAACTTACCTCTGATTACGTCAGTCCCGACATACTGTAAAATCCAACGAGGAGTTAAATGTGGTATTCCTAAACGTTCAGACCACCAAGGATCTACTTGCTCTCTCCATTCTCTACTTGACTTTGTACGTCCTTCAAGCATTTCTCTATCCCAACCAAATATAGCACTCATACTATCTTTAAGATTGCCTGCAAAACTTTCTCGTCTATACTCGTGTAAATTAACAAGATAATCTGCTACAGTGTCTTTACCTGAACCTATAAGTCCACTAATTGCTATAATCATTTTAGTTTGTTTATCCCTAGATGTTTAATACAATCTTGTAGCATTGTTATCTGACGTTTACAATCATCTAACGCATGATGACTTGCTGACTTGGGTTGAGATAATTCTGGCCAAAGTGCATAAACTGTTCTAGCATCACGCACATTCCAAAACTTCCACGGTAGTGCAATGCCATGTTCCTTATACGCATGTTCTAATATATTCATATCAAAACAAATACCATTGGCCCATATACGATCACTTTGCCATATTAGCTTACCAAGTTCGTCCAAGCAGTCGTGTAAATCTCTGCGGAACTGTTCTTCAAATACTTCTCGTTGAGCTTCGGGACCTTGTTTTGCCCACCATTCAACAGTAGTATCGTCAATATGTCTATTTGGTTGGCTTTCGGGTGTTACTCTAGCGTAGAAGTGCTTTTCGGGCCATCCTGTAGATAGTGGGTCAAATGCCTGAGCCGCTATAGTCATAATAGTAGCGTCTGGTCCAGTAGCGAGGGTTTCTATGTCAATCATTAAGTCCATAATGCGTATTATAGCATTGCTGGATTAAAAGGTCAACCTATTTGAATTTTTTTGGTGTACGTTTTTTTGCTTGCGGCCGAGTTGGGCGTGTTGGTCTTTTAGGGCGTTTCTGTGTTACTGATTTACGTTTGAGTGCATGCTTTTGTAAGTCTCTACGATGAAACTTATTCAATGACTGCATAATACGACTTGCTACATTTAATTTTTTGGTTTTTTTAGCTCTGCGTGCTTGTCTAACTTTAGTTCTAGCACGAGTCTTTTTCATTTGAGCTCGTTTAGCAACGTCAATTGAGCCACCACAGTCTGCAGGTTTAGAAACAATACGGCCGGCTCTTGGTCCTGAATCACAACGCCACTTCATTTTTACACTAGCACTTCCCCCAGCACCACCTTTGCCCGAACGAGCGAATACAGCACCTTCAGTAATTATTTCATGTATTTTCATTAGCCAATTACCCAAGTCAATGGTTGACTGTGATCTGTATATGTTGCTAGATCGTCTATTAGTTTGTCCATTTCTGCTTGAGCTTCTGCCTTTAATGAAGAACCGTTAAGTGCAGTACCACCTTGTGGTCCAGCAATACTTGCAAACTTTTCACGTGCTTCACCAATAATCATTTTACTTGCGGCAAAAGTGTAATCTCTTAGCCACTGTTTCATAGCATTGTCCTGAAGCAATGTTACTTCTGGTTTTAAGTTATATGTCCACAACAATACTTGTTCGCCTGAGGATTTTGGATCTCTAACTAATGATATTTGTTTTGATACAGGATTGTATGTATAGTTCATAAAACCGCCAAACATCCTAGCGGCCATTTCTACGTATTGTGTATACATATCATATGTTGCCAATCCACCGGCAGATGAGTAGTTTAGCAAATAAACATTTAATGTAGCAGATGAAAACGGATCAAAACTTGAACTATACGGACCTGTAGCATCACCCATTGTACGTCTAAACACTTGCCTAACTGAGCTAACTTCCTGTGGAAGTGTATAAGTGTTTTGGTTTTCTACTAGCTCTAATACATTATAACTCTCTTCATAAGCATTTTGTGCTCGCTGTCTATAAGTTGTTAATGCTTTATCATATGCTACTTCGTAATGATCTGGATCTAGTTCAACGTCAACAATTCCGCCACCCAGGCGTTTCTCAACATAGTTGAATAGATCATCTTTTAATGTAGTTAAATCTGCCATTTATATTTCTCCGTTAATAGTATTTATCAACTTGGCAGAGTATTGATTAAGTTGCTTTAATGATAATTAAGTTTTCGTTGAATCTACCGTTAACTGCGGTTGCTGTAGTCTTAATACCGTCAAACAACTTACGGCTATCTGGCTTGCCTGAAGTTCTAAGTGCTTTAAGAACTTCTTGTGGTTTACGCAGTGTTTTTTGACTTGACTTGTTAACATCAAATCCTAAAATGCTTGTTCCTTTTACTATGAAGAATTTAGCATATTCGTCAGCAACATAGTATTGCAGTTTACGATTTTTAATATTGTAAACATACATTTCATTTGACTTAAGAATTTTAGTAGGTTCTACTGTTTCTAATTTAAATTCATCGTATCTTCTTAGGTGTTTTAATTTACGTACTTGCTTTTCTGGTGGAACCGGCTTTTTCTTCCTAACTCCTTGTTTAGCTTTCTTACTCTGATGATATGCTTCTAATTCGCTTATAATCGTCGCACAGTAGTTGATCATGTTCTTCAGCTGGGTCTTAGTATAGCAACTATATGCCTCGCTTAGATCGGCGTCTGTGCCAGCGACAGCCTCGCTAAACTCTGCTTGTTCCTTTGTCCAATGATTCTTAAGTATGGAAACATGCTGGGCCATTATATTATAGTTGGCTAGTATCTGTTGTATGCCTTGTGGCTTTTCACTTGCTTTCATTGACCCTTGAACGTAATCGTCCCATATCCCGTCAATTTCTCCGCCTGCTTTATGTGTCTTCTCTATCATTATTTCTTGTATATTAAGACGTTTAGGTTTCTCTTTTAGATCCTCAGGCGTTGCAGTTTTTTTATGATTTTGTATTGCCTCTTCTGTACGTTCTATAATAAATTTTGACTCTCCCTCTGTTAGCTCTAACCCAATTATTGCTAACCTTGAGTACCAGCCGCAAGTTTGAGGCACCCATGTATCTTTAATCTTACTAAACTCTGAAACTAAAGATTTTTTGTCCTGTTGTTCTAGCCATTCTACTATCCACTTCCTAGCTGTTTTTTTATCTTGTGTATAGTTATACCAATTAACTCGTTTGCTAACTTCGCTTGCTCGCTTTTCTGGAGTAGGTTGCTTATCGTCA